ACTGTACCCAAAGTATTGGGGATGTGTTTTGATTATGGGAAGTATACGCCTAAGTGGAACAAGGCCGATTGGTACATGGAGTTCAAGATTGGTTTTAATAAGACCAGTCAGATATGGCTAGGTGGAGTTGATGATAAGGAACGAGTAGAAAAGATCCTCGGTAATGAGTACTCCACTATCTACGCCAATGAGTGTAGCCAGATTGCTTACGGTGCTATCACTACTCTGCGTACTCGACTCGCTGAGAATGAGGGATTAAAACTTAAGTTCTATTATGACTGTAACCCTCCAAGCAAGAAGCACTGGACCTATCAAGAATTCATTCAAGGATTAGTTCCTGGTAGCCATGACAAGAGCCGGCTTGATCTGGCTTACATGTTAATGAATCCCAAGGGTAACCTGGCTAATCTACCTGCGGACTATCTCGATGACTTGGATGCTTTACCTAAACGTGAGAGGGATCGATTCCTTTTAGGTAAGTTTTTAACAGAAGTGGAAGGAGCTCTCTGGACTGACGAGATGGTATCTTGGGCTAACAACATGCCCGAGGAAGATCAGGGAACAGTTATTAAAACCATCGTAGCTGTGGATCCTGCTACTACTGCTAACCCGGGCTCTGATCAATGTGGTATCGTGGTTGCTTCTCTAACGGATAAAAAGAAAGGTATTATTGAGGCAGACCGTACTCCAAGCACTGCGGTACGTCCTAAGGCTTGGGCTAAAGAAGTCATTAGGGCCTACAACGATTATGACGCTAACTACATTGTTGCTGAGTCAAACCAAGGTGGTGAGCTCGTTCAAGAGGTATTGGAGAAGTACGCAGAAGCGGAAGGCATAGCCACCCCCAAGATTAAACTGGTTCATGCTAGTAAAGGGAAGTTCGCTCGAGCAGAACCAGCTTCTGTGCTTTACGAACAGGGCAAAGTTTCACACAGACGACCCTTCCTAGACCTTGAGGAAGAACTAACTGAGACCGTGTTTGCTAACGAGCAAGCATCTCCTAACAGACTGGACGCTTTAGTCTGGGCCTTAACCGATCTCTTTAAACTCAGTAAGAAAGTTCATATAGGATAACCAATGGAAGTCTTCGGCTACAAAATAACTAAATCACAGACCGAGAAGAAGAGCATGGTCCTAGGGACTTCCCAGGAACTTGGCTCATTCTTGGTGTTAGGGTCTAGTGGTAGAGGAACCACTGCTGCTTCTGCTTTGGCTTTATATGACCAGTCCTCTGCTGTAAGTATTCCTATTAACCGTATTGCTACCGCCATCGCTGACATGAAGATGGTACTGGAGTTGGAAGACGGTACTGTCACTAACACCCATCCCATACTGGATCTCTTAAGAAAGCCTTCTCCCTATTATACTAAAGACCTGTTCTTTGAAACTCTTGCTAAGAACTTCATGATCACTGGAGAATACCAGGTAGTGGGTATTGGCGGTATTGCTCGACCCCCTATTGAACTCCAGCCGATTAGTCCTGACAAGATAACAGTCCCCGAAGGACAGAATGGACTGGCTACTAGCCTGATCGTTAGTGGTAACACTATGGCTGGTCAGTATCCCTCAATACGAAAAAGTAATCAGGTTAGATATATAAGGGACAGTCTTTCTGAGATCCATATGACTCGTAACTTCAAGACCAGGAATAACTCCTTGCTACGAGGCCAGTCATTATTAGTTTCTGCTTCGTCTGAGGTTCGTCAACATATCCTAGGGGGTGTTCATAATACCAGTCTTCTAGAAAGGGGTGGACGGGTTAGTCTTGTCTTTCACTTTGAGCAAGAAATGAATGACGATGACTTTGAAGTTGCCAAGGAACGAGTACGGTCTCAGTATGGTGGAGCTCAGAAAGCAGGAGAGATTGGAGTAACCGCTGGAGATGGTGCACTCAAGATTAACGACATTGGCTCCAAGAATAAAGACATGGACTTCGTAAAGCTTCAGCAGATGGCCAAGATTGCTATCGCTAATCAATACGGATTCCCATTAGTTCTACTGGATACTGACGCTGCTACCTTCAATAACTACTCAACGGCTAAAGAAGCTTTGTATGATGATGCAGCACTTCCTGTGGCATCAGTCATTTTGGGTGGACTCAGTGATTTCTTGCTACCGAGATTCGGTGAGGATCCTAGCAAGATACGACTCGGTGTAGATCTGGATTCTATTCCCGCTCTGAAGATGAGACGGAATAAAGAACTTAAACTTCGTAGTGAGATCGGAGTTGAAACCATTAACGAGCTACGAGATGGATTGACTAACAGAGAAGACGTTGATGGTGGAGACGTTGTTTATATTCCCGCTAATTTAGTGCCGGCTGGTACTGACTTAACAGGGCTTGATGAGAATCCTGGAATGAGTAGCCACGAGGATGAGGAATGATTACCATATTTGATGAAGATCAAACCGTATGGGGAATATACAATACCTGCACAGAAACTTGGGTGGGTGATTACCAATGTATGCTTTACGCTAGTAATAGAAAGGAGGTGATCGAAGCTCAGCTATCTTGTATGAATGTTTTTCCTGAAATGAATAATACTCATCCTGGGGTAATGTTTGATAAACCCTTAGAAGTTAGAATGATATATGAAGGAGCTGACTGATGGACAGACGTGGATTTCTAAAGCTATCAGTAATTGCTACAGGCGTAGCAGTTGCAGGATCCAATGCTTCTCAACCCTCTTGGGATGTTATGGATAAGAAAGTGGAGGCATCGTTTAAAGGTATCTCTTATCCAGCTCAGGTAACTCGAATGGCAGGGGAGACTGACGAGATACTAAGAAAACGAATATCCGATAGGCTGAAGCTCCATACTCATATCGAGTCTTTTGCAGGAATAACTGGTACACCCCCATGAGTAATGTCATAGAACTCCTAGAAGATCATCATTACACGTTCCCATGTCCTGGCTGTAAGATGAGTCACAGTGTTACTGTTGATGGTTATAAGAATCAGAGGAGTGCTACGTGGGGGTGGAATGGTAATTTAGAAAAGCCTACCTTCACCCCCAGCATACTTGTCACTTGGGACTGGGGAGAGAAACACGAGAAGAGAAGGTGCCATAGCTTCATCACTAATGGAGTATGGAGGTTCTTAAACGATTGTACTCATGAACTGGCTGGTAAAGAAGTTCCCATGGAAATCATCAGAGAATAAAAACAATGCCACTAAATGAAGAAGGGATTTGTCGAGAACTTGCTAGAGTGTATGCTGAGATAGATTGGCACACACTCGATGAGCGACAGCAACGAATAGTTACCAACCTCGAAAGGCTTGGATACTTGATAGTCCCTAATCCGCTTAGTGGTTTTGTAGGAAGGGTTAGTCATGGATAAACCAATTAAACTCTATACAAGCGAAATGGCTGGAAGTGGACAGTATGGGATTTGCAAAAAGTGTAAGAAAGGCCCAACCGAGGAAGGCCATGATGGTTGTCTTGGTACATTGCCGGGCCTGATTATGAATGCCTGCTGTGGACATGGGAATGATAGCCAATCCTATATACAATACTGGAGTGGTAAACGGATTGCTGGTGATGAAGCCATATTAGCCCAAGACATACTTAAAAGAGTAAGAGACAATGGCTAATGCTGCACAGAATGATCTCCGAGATAAAATGAGGTTCGAGGCCCAGTTCAACCGAGAGCTCGATGAGTACTTTGAGAAAGTGGTTAGGGCTTTTATCCTTAGGTCTAGAAACAGATTGCCGTTTAATCTGGATGAGCTATTTCATGATGAGCTGAGGAACATACTGCTTACTCATTATCAAAGAGTAACAGGCCCTTTCAGTAATCGCATTAGGCCAGTTCTTCCTAAAGACGTACTGTCTACTGTGGAGGAAGACCGAACAATCACTCGGACCTTGGACCAATTTAGTAGGATAAGGGCTGAGCTTCAAGCCAAGAATATAAATGACACTACCAAGAGAAATCTTGAACAGTCATTGCAACAGGCTCGAGAATTCGATACGGACACTGATAAGCTTGAAGATGGTCAGGTTGTTCGTAAAGCCTTCTTAGTAGGGTTTGAACTTATCCTCACGGCTGGGGCAATCCTTAGGCGTAAGCTAAGAGGAAGAAGGCCGACTATTGTTACCACTGAAACTCAAGTGCCGGCTGAGGTTGCTAAGCTAACGGAAGCAGAAATACTGTCTGGCATTATCCCCAGTATATTTGGTGGAGAACCTACACAGATTGAGGTAACTAAGATTTGGGTGGCGATAGGAGACAGTGCTACTCGAGATACCCACCTTAATGCAGATGGTCAGGAGCGTAAGGCTAACAAGCCCTTCAGTGTAGGAGGGTTCCTTTTGAAAGTACCTGGAGACAGTAGTCTTGGAGCTCCTTTAAAAGAAACGGCTAACTGCAGATGTGCAGCAGTGTTTAATGATAAAGAGATTGTTGCTATTAGGCGTAGGCCTGGACAGCGACCCTTTGCAGAGGTGGGACAATGAGCAGACCTAAGAATGATGGGTTAGAACATAAAGACTCGGGTCGTAAAGACGTTGAGACTAAGATGTTAGGCGGCCAGGTAGTTGAGTGTAAGATCGAAGAAAGAAATGGGGTCAATGTAGGAATCATTGAAGGCTACATTGCCACATGGGATTTAGACAGGGGTAACGGCTTCCTCCGAGACCAATTTGTCAAGGGTGCTTTCCGTAAATCCATTAGAGACCTCAAGAAACGTAAACGAAACCTAAGGTTTAAGGATCATCACGGTAGAACAGTGGGGGGCTTTCCTCCGGAGACTCTTAAAGAGGATGATCGAGGTCTCTTCGGTATTGGCGAGATTAATCTTGAAGTACAGCAAGGAGCTGAGGCTTTCTCCCTGGCTAAGCAAGGCGTACTTGAGGACTTCTCCATTGGGTTTTCTGTGGTCAAGTCTAATCGTGATGAACAGAATGATATCCGTACTATTACGGAAGCAATCGCTTGGGAGGGTTCTATTGTAGATGAGCCCATGAATCCAGAAGCTCAAATTACTGATGTTAAAAACGAGGATGGACAGATGGAGGAAGTAACAGAAGAAGAAGTTAAAAGCATGACTAAACGAGACTTGGAAGATTCTCTTCGTGCAGGACGAGGGTTTACCAAGCAAGCTGCTAAAACCGTTGCTTCTCTATTTGAGGGTAAAGCTCCTCCAGAGACGGAGGATCAGAAGGAAGCCCGTCTGGCTGAGGAAGTTAAGTCTAAGCAAGAAGAGAAAGAACTTAAAGGTATTCGTGACTCCCTCACAGGGATTACGGATTCTATGAAGAAATAACCTGGAGACTTTTGGTGAGATGCTAAAGGTCTTCACTGGTGAGATGCTAGTGTGGGTTTATTGTTAAACTTTTGTTAAATTTTGGAGAAAGACTATGGCTGGTGAAACTACAGCAGAAATCATGGAAGCCGTTACAGGCTTACGAGAAGAAGTAAAGAAAGCTACTCCTGATCCTGTGAAGATGGAGAAGATGAATCAGTTTCTGGATGGCCTTGAGGCGGCAAACCAGAAAGCGGTTGCTGAGTCGACTGAGGCTAAACAGAAGCAGATTGAACTCCAGGAGAAGCTAGATGGGCTGGAAGTGGAGATTGCTCGTAAGAGCTCCGGTTCTGGTAAAGCTGACTTCCGAGACTCCAATGAGTACAAAGCCTTGAGTGCTTTCTGTATTGGAGGCGAGAAAGGTATAGAGCAACTGGAGGCAGAAGTCAAGGAAGCTCTCCGTACTGATATCGATCCTCAGGGGGGTTTCCTAGTTCCCCGTGAACTCGATACTATCATCGTCAAAAAGATTACTGAGATCAGTCCCATTCGATCTATTGCTCGAGTGCGTACTACCTCTGGTAAGACTCTGGACATTCCAGTACGAGCCAGTATCCCCACAGCTAACTATGAAGGGGAAGGCGAGGAAGGAGATGACAGTAACTCTAAATATGAGTCAGAAACTCTTACCCCTTTCCGTCTGACCTACACAGCACCCATTACTATGGATATGCTGATGGATGCTGCCTTCGATATGGAGTCTGAGATCCTGACTGATGCAGCTGAAGCCTTTGCCTTTCGAGAAGGTAATCGTTTCGTTCTAGGTACTGGTTCTAAGCAACCCTTCGGCTACTTGTCTGATACCCAAGTGACTGACTCCTTCCGCGAATCCGCTACTAGCGGTAAACTATTGGCAGAAGATATCATCCGAGTTACTGGTGATTTGAAGACTGGCTACAATCCTGTATTCGTTTTCAACCGTCGAACTCTGGCGGAGCTTCGTACCGAGAAGTCTACTACTGGTCAATTCATCTGGCAGCCAGGCATCAATGGCGTAGTCCAGAACACCATTGCGGGTGAACCCTACGTTATCGCTAACGATATGCCAGACATTGCGGCTAATGCCTTCGCTGTTGCTTTCGGCGACTTCTTGCGAGGCTATACCATTATCGACCGTACAGGCATGTCTGTGATTCGTGATGAGCTTACCCAGAAGAAAAAAGCGATTGTAGAATTCACTATGAATCGCTGGAACACTGGTCAAGTTACTCTTCCTGAAGCCCTGACTGGTATCAAAATTAAGGCTTAATGTTTAAATCCAAATAAACCCTAAGGAGGTTTAATATGGAGTACGATCTACATAACAGCATCAAGCAAGAGGTAGCTATCGACCTCGCTGCAGCTGCTGGTGCTAGTACTGTCGGTAACACTATCGACACTCGCGGCTTCGAGTCTATGGAGTATGTCATCACTTCAGGTACTATCACTACAGGTGATTTTACGTTGCTTCTAGAACAGGCTGAAGACGATCCTGCTAACCCCGGAACTCCTCTGGCTTTCACTACTGTGAGTTCAGATCTGGTCTTGGGTCCTGCGGTTGTTTTTGCTGTGACTGATGATGATGTAGCTAAACGTCAGGGCACGATTAGTAAAGCTCGCTTTCAGCGACTCACCCTCTTAGGAGCTAACACTCCGGTTGGTGAGTTCTCAGCTGTGGCGGTTCTTGGACACCCACAAACCCGTCCTACTGCTGACTAAGTAGGTAATGAGGCTCGAGGGTAACACCTCGGGTCTCCTCATTATGATGAGGTCTTTCAGTATGAAAAAGGTTTCAGTAAAATTCAACAAAGACGGTAAGTGGGCTGTCACCCTCGAGAAACAGATTGAAGTTAAAGAAGGTGAGGTAGTTAACGGGTTACCTGTAGTGTTTGCTCACATCGTACAAGATGCAGGTAGAGGTGAGATTGTTGAGACTCCAGAACCAGAAGTAGACGAAGGTAGTGAGGAAGAAAAGGGCGAAGACGACTCTGCAAATGATGACGTAATTACTACTTCCCTGTTCTCTCCCTCCGAGCTTAACAGCCTGAAGATGCCGGCTCTTAAAGAACTGGCTAAGAAGTTTGATCTAACGGGTAATAAGAAAGAGCCCTTGATTAATGAGGTCTTGGAGATTCAGGTCTATGATCTGGACTACTTGGATAGTCTTCCAGATGCTGACCTATTAACTCTGGCTATCGCTAAAGAGTTGGTCACTGATGAGAATGAGCCTGAGGACGAAGAGGAATTGACTGACGAAGAAACTCAGTCTCTCGTCAATGCCATCCTCGAGAGTCAGGAAAGTGAAGATTGATCCTGTGAAAAGTGGGGAACGGACTCCCCCTCCTACTAAGGATAAGCAGAAGGCTAACGACCAAGGGCCCAAGAAAGGAGAGTACAAAGATGTTAGAAAGTAATTTAAGAAATAGCTCAGACGATTCCACCCTCAAGAACTATCAACTGTATGAGATGATTACGGCTGGAACTAGCCCGGTATCTCTGGCTGATATGAAAACTTACTTGGGAGTGACTACTGCGGCTTTTGATGCCCTACTGCAAACATTGATTGACTCTTGTACCGCATGGGGACAGTCATATACCAGCAGGGACTTTACGGATAACGCCTACACTCTATTGATAGATGAGTTCGAGGATCGAATCTCAGTTAGACGTAATCCGATTGACACCATAGATTCTGTGAAGCATTCTGTGGCTACTGTCTTTGATACAACGGTAGCTACAACGGTTTTCTATTTGAAGAGAGGAGTTCAACTCTCTGAGATTTTATTACTTCCTGATCAAGAATGGCCCACTGATGGCCTAGATATTGAGCAGGGAATTGAAATTAGTTTTACCACTAAGGCCATTCCCGTTAATCAGTTGGATATGGCTATCAATGCTATTAAGAGACACGTTGCCTTCATGTTTGAGAATCGAGGTGACTGCGGAGACTGTGGAAGCTGTGCTGGAGCTGAAGCTTCTGGTGCAATTCCAATTTACGATTTATTTAGGATACCTAGGATATAAAGGAGTAGTAGAAATGGCTGACACAAATGAGATAGAAATGAACAAGGATAGTTGGACACTAATCGCTTCAAGTGGATCTGGCTTTGTTACTAACGAGGCAAGTACAAGTTTATTTTATAGGGAAGCTGCTACACAGCCAACTGCTACGGTAGAGGGACATTCTTTACCTCCAGGTGACTTTGTATCCTATAACCTTACTGGTAATTCATTGTGGGGACGTCTAAAGTCAGGCGATAACCATAACATCTCTATAACTCCAAACGTGTAAGGGGGCCACATGACTCTTAATAAAGGTAAAGGCCCCGGAGCTGGTGGAGGCGGAGTTGATCCTACGTTCACCACATTGACAGAAGGACAAGTGCCCAAGGCTGATGCATCAGGTGCGCTAGTCTTTGGCGGGGCTACTGTTGACCCCGGTACTTTAGAATGGACTTTTGACGAGTCTATCAATGTGCCTGCGGGTTCGTTGAAACTTGGCACTAATATAGTAATCAGTGATTTTGGCGAAAGCGTTGGGGCATTCAATAACGCCACCAGTATACAGTTCATGGGGACTGGCAATACTGTGTCCGAAACAGTAGGGATTCTTAATGAACTACCACCCAAAGCCCCTCCTCTTGAACAATTCCTTGTAACTACGGTTGACGCAGACACGAGCGAAGAATTCACAATAGCTAACCCCATTGAGTTTGTACTAGACCCAAGCATATTCTCTTCCAGTATCCCCACAACTGAATTCTTAGTAATAGAGAACACTAACGATTTTGCTTCAGTACCGCCTAGCGGCCAGTTCAGAAACCAGATATACATAGGCACAGACGACACAGGTTTTAAAATATTCGACGAAGTATTTGATATCTCTGTTGGCTTAACCAAACTTGCCCCACCTAACCCACAAACATTCAGAGTGGGGGAAACATATTTCTCTAGAACGTTCCCGGTTGGTACTGGTTCATTCACACTGAAAGGTGAACAAGTAAACCCTTCCGTGTTTGTTGCGAAAGCGGATATTAAAGGTTTTGCGGTTCAAAGGAACGAGAACTCTACAGCAGATAACGTAATGGGTCACATTGGGCTCACCCCTTACGCTCGACTGAATTCCAGTTATACTACAGCCGTTGGTGTTACTTCCGGGGTCGCTGTTACCATTGAAGGTACAGCTACAACTGACACGGTTACGGGTGGGCCATTTGTGGTTGGTGTGGCCTCAACATCTAATCCCACTGTGGTTACTGATGGTTCTGCAACGTTTGCTCAAGACAATATCGTTCAAATATCTGACACCAGGAATAATAACAATTACTACGAGGTGGAGTCCCATGTTGGAACACTGCTGACTGTTCGTGGTATTGGTACGGTCGCTACTGTTGAGGACTTCACAGGTGTTGATTTCTTCCCAGAAACTGATGATGCTGTAATCACGAAGGTTGAAGTATCGGTTATCCGTTCTAATACAAGTGGTGATTGGGAGACTGCTAAGGGGTCTGTAACGCCTTTGGTTTATACAACGCTGGGTGAAGGAAGCTATCTTGGCGACTTTGATGCTAATGACGCGACATTCCCAAGCTCCAATCCAGCTGTTGCCAATTCAAGAAACGCACACCCAATACTAGCGTTTGATGACGCAACAGCTGAATCTGTAGTCTTCCACGGAGTTATATCAACAGACTACTCTGACGGCGATGTCTCAGTGAATATTGATTGGGTTGCTGAAACTGCAACAACTGGCGATGTTGTCTGGGGTATTGAGATTGAGCGTATTGATCAGGGTGTGACGGATATTGATAGTGATAGTTTTGCTGCTCAACAAACTGGAACCGATACCACATCAGGCACTTCAGGAATTGTTACTCGAACTACTATCACTTTAACTCAAGCGCAAGCGGATAGCTGGACAACAGGCGATGCGTTTAGACTTAGAGTACAGCGTGTTGCAGCAAGTGGTAGTGATACCATGACTAATGACGCTGAAGTGTTACGCGTATCGCTGGAGCAATAATCATGGCTAGGAATTTTAACGGCACAAACGACCATTTAGATGCGGGTAATCCGTCAGCTCTAAACCTTACAGGAGATGAAGTTACTTTATCAGCACGGATAAGATTGGAATCCTCTTCCAGCGAAGGTAAGATTCTTGCTAAATGGTCAGATGCAGGCGGTGATTTTCAATACCTCTTATCAACTGATAGCGGTGATAAATGTCAATTTGCCATCTTCAATGGCAGCACTAAAATCGCCGTAGGAACAACTACTTTAGTTGTTGGAACATGGCATCATATTGCAGGGGTGTATGATGGAACAGATATTCGAGTTTACTGTGATGGAATAGAAGAAGCAGTTACCCCAGCAACTGGAAATATGTCGTCAACAACGGCACCAGTTAGAATTGGTGCAGGGTCAGGTGGGGCTGGAACTGAAGACCCAATGGATGGGGATATTGGTCATTGCGCGATTTACGGCATAGGCCTTGCAGCTGGTTCGATAAAGTCATTGGCATCAGGAATTTCACCACCAAAAATACAAAGTGAAAACTTGTTATTCTATGCGCCAATCAACGGGCAAGACCCAGAGTACGATGTTGTTGGTGGATTGGACTTAACAGTTGTAGGATCCACTAAATCTGAAGAACCCCCAATACCCAACAGTATAGTAGCTCCATAGGAGGCTCCCATGGGTAGATGTCAGAAGATAAGGAAAAAGAAACGTCAATACTGCTCAGGAGATTTAATTGATCCTATCAATATTCAAGAGAGAAGTATTACGCCCCCCAGCTCTGGTACTGATTTCGGTATTAAATTTGATGCTGATAGGGTTGTCATGTCTGCTATTAATACTGTTAGTGGTCAGACGTTCTTTGATGGAGTGGAAACAGACACTCCGATTACCCATGAGATAGGATTCAGGTTTGATGATACTGTAAGTGCTGAGTCCTGGATCTTATTAGAAGATGGTAGGAGACTTGACATTCTAAATCTAGAGGACCTCGATAATCGACATCAGTGGATGAGAGCTCAGTGTACAGATCGAGGTGCTAAGGTAGCGGGTAGAGTATGAGAGTTAAGGCGGTTGAAAATCCTGGTAACTTTAAGGTCTATGCTAAACTCGATGGTATTGGCCGGCTAACTAAAAAGGCCACTCGTAAGGGGATGTTTAAGTGGGGTAAGGATTTAAAGTCCACAGCCAGTGCTTCCATCCTTGCCAATGATAAGACTGGTATCGTTTATATTCGTAGAACTCCGGGGGGTCGTAGGAGACGCCATAGATCCTCCGGTCCTGGCCAGTCTCACGCTAATAGGTCTGGTGCACTACGCAGGTCAATAGGATGGAAAGTAACGGGCTCGGACAGGTTGGAGTTCGGTTATGGTGTGGATGGTAAGGACACTCCCGACTACGATGGGTTTGTGGAGTTTGGTACTTTCAAGATGAAACCTAGGCCCAGTATAGAGAATGCTATAAACGGTACTCTGGGTAATGCAGAAACTTACTTCAAAGAAGAACTGGACAAATTAAATGAAAGCTAGTGAAATTGTATCGCTGTTGCAAGCAAGACTGCCACTGTTTACTGATAGCTTTAGTGACTCAGTTTCTGTGACTAGCTTGACTAATCCTTCAGGTACCGAAGCTCTGGTAGAAACCGATTCTGCTCATGGCTTAGTTATTGGAGACCTGTCCGTCATTAAAGGAGCTCAGTCCAATATAGACATTACCTCTCTTACTCGATCTGGAATAGTGGGGGAACTGATTACTCTAACTGATCATGATGTGACTAATGGATTAATTAATATAGAGATAGCCGGAGCAACAGAGTCTGAGTTCAATGGTACCTTCAAGATAATCACAGTAGCTAACCGTAGAACTATCACATTTATCATGGTTGATAGTGGTCCTACCGTTGCTACTGGATCTCCCGTTTTGGTAAATGGTGAGTCCGCCTTCCGGGGATACAATGGACTCCAGACTGTGATCACAGTCCCCACTACTACCAGCTTTACTTATACCCTGACTGGATCTGGACTTAAGGATGCTACTGGAATCATTAGCGTTAATAATGGGATAAGGATTTCTGGAGGTACGAGTATAGAAAGAATAATAGCTGCTTATACCACTCAGCCCCCCACAGAGAATTGGATGTTCGTAATTCTTGGAGATGTTGTAGCATCCAAGAGTAGAAACATTGAGAACGACTCCATAGACTCTCAGACGAGAGGACAACAAGGAGATAACTTTCGACAGCAGATAATCCAGCCGGTTACTATCTACACATTTATTCCTACAGCTGATGAACTATCTGCTAGGAAAGCTCGTGATGAATCTGAGGATCTATTCCCCAGTATCTGTGGTTCCATACTGTTCAATAGTTTTGAGTCTGGACTTTCAACACCTAATCAGGAAGCACTGATTTTTACTAACCATGGTTTTCAAGGCTATAACTCTGCTTTCTATATCCACCAGTATAGCTTTGAGCAAACCAGTGATCTTACCTTTGAGGATACCATAGGCCATGACGTAGACGTTGCTTTCCGAGATATCAGTTTAATCATGAATCAAACTACTGGTAGCGAAACTTTTACTGCCGAAATCAATCTTGACGAGGAACCATTACCATGAGAATAAAAGTTAACAAGCCTCTGGGGGATATTGCTAGCCCCGGAGATATTATTACTATCCCTGATGTGAAGGGAGTGCCCACCTCCGAGTACTGGCGCCGTCGACTTAAAGATTCTAAGATCGATGGCTGTTGTGAGGTAGTTAAAGAATCCAAGTCTAAACCTTCTCCCAAGGAAAAGGCCTCGGATAAACCTAAAAAGTCATCTAAAGGAGAAGACTAATGTCCATAGTTTCTAACCCGTTTACTACAGTAAACATTGTTAATGCTTCTGCAGCAGTAGGTAATACTCCACAGAAAGTTATTTTTGTAGGACAACAAACTGCAGCGGCGACTGCTGTATCTGGAGCTCTTACTCAGAATATTCTGGATGATAAATCCTGGGATACTCTGTATGGTGAGAACTCCATGCTTGCCTCTATGATCCGGGCTGCTCGTAAAGTTAATAAAGTGTCGCAGTTTGATGCCATTGGTTTAGACGATGCCTCAGGAACTAATGCTTCAGGTCAATTGGCTATTACAGGTACCGCTACTGAAGCCGGTACTCTGATAATCAATATCGCCTCAGAGACTAACCATCGGTTCACCGTCGAGGTTGCTGATACCGATACCGCTGCTGCAGTGGCTACTGCCATTAAAGCTGCTATGGACTTGGACACTCAACTCCCCGTTACCAGTATAGTAACAATAGGAGATGTGGATGTTACAGCAGTTCATGATGGTACCTTCGGTAATACCTTAGGACTATCCATCGAGGGTACGGTAGCCGGCATTACTACTGCTGTGACAGGTATGGCATCGGGAGCAACTGATCCTACCCTCACTGGAGTCTTTGATGTGGTGGGTAATCGTCGCTATCAAGGAGTAGCATGGCCCTACGCTATCGTGTCTGAGCTAACAGGATTTCTTGATCCTCGATTTAATGTAGATAACGATGTCTTGGATGGAGCAGGATTTGTTTCTGTGACGGATACTCTAGCCAATCATCTTACACGATTGGGAGCTCTTAATAGTGAAAATTTGGTGGAGGTCGTTGATAAGCTAGAGTCCGAAACCAACTTTGCGGGGCCGGCTCAACTAGAGATTCCTGCTGTCAAAATCTCTCAGCTTGCGGCCATAAGAGCCCTAAGGCTGACTGAAGATGCGAGCATTGGGCAATTTGTTCTTAGCGCTAACGGTCCTCTTGACTCTTTCGGGGGTCCTGCCTTGGCAAGCAAACCTTATTTTAATACTCCTTTCCCTGATCTTCCTTTAATTGGAACTAATCGAGGCTGGACTCCTACGGAGATCGGTCAACTGGAGGATGCGGGTGGTACTATAATCGGCAATAACACCTCGGGTACCGAGTCTGTGCTAGGACAGGTATTAACTACCTTTAAGACTGATACTGCGGGTAATCCAGATCTCACCTTTAAGTTCTTGAATTATCGGGATACAGCTTCAGGCTCTCGAGAATACTTCTTCAATAACTTGAAGTCTCGATTTGCTCAGTCTCGGCTTACACTGGGTAGCGTAGTTAGAGGCCGAGATCAGGCTAATGACTTAACCATTGCAGCCTTCATTGAGAGACTGTATCAAGACCTCGCTGGGCCTGGCTTTGTATTGGTACAAGATGGAGACGATGCAATTAAGTTCTTCAAAGATAACTTGGTTGTTACTCTGGACCTGGCGCTAGGCAAGGCTACTGTCCAGATGATCACCCCTATTGTCACTCAACTAAGAATCATCTTAGTAACCCAAAAAATCTCATTCTCAGCGGAGGCGTAATCAGTGGCTACTCAATTAGCAGATGCTACAGTAACGGTTAATAATGATATATGGGGTATTGTACCCAATACTCTGGTCTTTACCGAAGGCCAGGGGGAGCAGGAGATTAAAGCGGCTTCAATTGGAGGGGGAGTTGTTGAGCAGGTCTACTCTCACAATGTAGAAAGCAATTTCTCGATGGTCAAGTTTGAGCTCCATGCTACGGTTGACAATATTGATAATAGTAAAGTAGCTAAATCCAATCGAAATAATAACGTAGTACAGATTACTGGGTCAACTCCGGAGGGTAGAATCACTCGAACCTTCACTAAAGCAGCTTTGCTGACTGATCCTGAGAAGGCTTTAGGCGCTGACACTACTATCCCGATTGAATTTAAAGCTAATCCTGCAATCTAAAACTTTATAATGCGAGGTCATCATGGAATACAAACTACAAGAAGGTTTTGAGTACGCGAATAAAGATAAAGGGGGTATGGAGACAGCTCAGTTTATCTCTATTACTCCACCCACTGCTCGCAATATTACCGACATAGCCCCAGTAAAGTGTGAGGTTATGAAGGCGGTTAACTGGGCACAGAACCAGGATTCTGTGAAGACTGTGGAGACTGTGGAAACTGTGGAAGATGGGGCTGAGGACAATGAGGACAGCAAGCAAATTGACCCCAGCTCCATGATGCAGACTCTCGAGCTTGCTCCCAACATAGACGTAGCTAAAGTGATTCTTCATGTTAGGGCTATGCTAGTGGGGGGACTTGGTAAAGTGGATGGAGAATTTAGATTTACCCAACCACTTGCTGAGGATCTTAGTCTTAAAGACGTCTACGGTATTACAGGATTCTTCCTGGTAAATTTTATCCTTCCTTCTCTGTAATAGGAGAGGGCTCACTAAACTCAGAGTTACTCTGGATAACTAAATTCTATGGAGGCGGAGTTAACTACTTCGACCTCCTGGACATGCCTCTCCCTGAACTCTGTGACTTTATGCAGGATTCTCAAGAAATAATAAAGGCTCACTCAAATGGCTAATAGAGTTTCGTTTGTTGTTATTGCTAAAGATGCTTTCACTAATGTAGCCAGGAAAGTAGCTGCCAGTACTAAGAAAATGCGTAAGGGATTTAAGGGACTTGATAAGAGCTTGGGGGGAGCTACCTCCAAGTTCAAGCAGTTGGCCGGTGCTGCAATAGCCTTCTTTGGAATTAGGAAATTCTTTACTGAAGGTATTAAATTTGAAGAGGCTATTGCAGACCTATCATCCATTACCGGAGCAGCTGGTAAGGATTTGAAGTTTCTCAGTGATGAGTCCTTAAGATTAGCCCGGGTATCTAAGATTTCTGCTGCGGAAGTGGCTACCTCCTTCAAGGTAGTGGCCTCGGGTAAATCAGAACTACTGAAAACCGAAGGGGCTTTAATTAAAGTTACAGAACAAGTTCTGCTACTGAAGAATGCAACCGGACTAGATCTAGCTCAAGCTTCCGATATAGTTATACAATCCCTTAACCAATTTGGTGCTGGAGCTGATGAAGCTGGCCGGTTTGTCAACGTGTTAGCTGCTGGTGCTAAAGTAGGAGCTTCCGAGGTCTCCGAGACTGGGGTGGCTATTGTAAAGTCTGCTGTTTCTGCTCGATTAGCAGGGGTATCTTTTGAAGAGTTAAATGCTGCCATCCAGGTCTTGGCCAAGGGTGGTATTAAAGGGGAAGTAGCCGGCACTGGATTACAATCGGTATTCTTGAAACTAGAAGCTCAAAGTAATAAAAGGTTCAAGCCTTCCATAGTAGGATTATCCAAGGCCCTAGAAAATCTAGCAAGAAAAAATCTTAGCACCTCTAAACTTACTAAGTTGTTTGGCCAGGAGGCCATTAAGCAGGGCGTTACTTTAATTAACAGTAGAAAGCTTGTTGATGAGTGGACAATTTCAATTAGTAATACTCAAGTGGCCACCGAACAAGCTAAGATACGTCTGGCTACCTTTGGTGCTAAGCTTAGGGGGTTAGGTATAATAATCAATGAGGTTCTGATTAAAACCTTTCTAAAGCTGGAAGAGAAAAAAGTATTCACTAATCTTGCTAACGATTTTGCCAAGTGGGTACAATCGATAAAAGAAGGGGACATTCAAAAGCTGGCCGACTCTATTAAATCCATGGCGGATTCTATATCTATTATTACTAAGGGGTTGGGGCTAGTAAAATCAGGCTTTGTAGGAGTTGGCAGATTCTTGGGGGAGGAGGCAGCTAGAACGGTATTGACCTTTACTGGTGATGCTAGTGGAGTTATAAACGTGGAGCGGCAACGGAAGGCGGCCAGAGAAGCCTTGAAGAATGTATCTCAAAAGACTCCGCCAATTACAATTACTCCAGTGATACCAGATAATGTAATAACCATAAATCCCAATATCAACATAGACGCTAAGGTAACTCCCGTAGTACCCAACGTTAAAGTGGTTACTAACGTAACTCCCGTAGTCCCTAATGTTAAGGTAGTTCCTATAAATCCCAAAGTTAATGTGGCTCCTATAATTGATGTAGCTCCTAAGGTTAATGTAGCTCCTATAATTAATGTAGCTCCCCAGATTAAAGTTGCTCCCGTAGTACCTGTTACGGTTAATCCTCAGATTGATAAGAAGACCCCCATCGGAGTTCCCACTATCCCTGAAAACTTTAAGGCCGCTAATCAACCTTCTCCGGTGGAGCCACTTAAAAAGTTAATTGAGGTTAGATCACAGGCAGACGTGAATATAAATATATCCTCTCCCAAGGGTGTAATAAGTTCTGTTAAATCTGTGGCTAGAACACCGAACCTTAATGTAGGAGTTAACATGGAGAGGACAGCTGGATGAGCATTTTAGATCAGACACTACTAGCTTCCTATAAAGGAGTTCCCTTCCTTGTAGATAAAGCTGATACTGAGGGTGGGATTAAGAACGTCAAACATCAATTCCCCAATAGCAGTAATCAAATTATAGAAAACCTGGGTACTAAACAGCACAGTTATAAGATACAAGCATTGATAACGAATGACCCAGAGTTAGACGACTATAAGGAAAAAAGAGACCAGTTTATAGCTATCCTGGATTCAGGGGAGAAAGGAGTACTGATCCATCCTTTATTTGGAAGATTGGATGATATAGTTGCTACCTCTTGGACTTTAATTGAGGACTTCACTTCCCTGGGAATAGGGGAGTTTAGTATTACTTTTGAAGTTGATCTAACCCAGAGCGTCCCTACCATCCAGGGTAACAATCTAAGTCAGGTTATTAATTCTGAGGAGGAGACGTCTGAATCTCTAACGGAGGACTTAGCTGAGGAGTCTGAGGATAACTTCTTTAATAATATCTCTGATCGCATAGACCAGGTTAATGATTTAGTAGATACCTTTAAAGAGAAGACTGAGTTGTTTACTATTGGAGCTGATAAGTTAAACGCATTCTCCAACCAATTATCAGATTTAGCAAATAATGTAGTAAGCCTGGTTAGACAACCCCTTGCATTGGCTCAGAGTATCGAGAACCTATTCAATACTACCGCTGGAATGTTTGTTACTTTTGAGGCAGCCTTTGGAGTAATCCAGGAGTTCTTTGATTTCGGAGATGATGACGTTGATATCCAGCCCAATACCGTTAGTAGGGTAGAGAGGATCCAGAATCGAGAACTATTAAAAGAATCAGTTCAAGCTTATGCTTTAACCCATGCCTACACCATTGCCAGTAACATACCTTTTAATACCATACCAGATCAACAGAAAGTAGCTGATATTCTAGAGGTCCAGTATGACAAGGTTATAGCTAATAAGGTTGTAGTCTCTGAGGTGGGGGGAGTCCTTCCTCCTAATGATCCAGGTAGAACTTCATTCTTGGTAGGCATAACCAATAAGTCTAAATCCCTAATAACTAATCAAAGAATTACTGTGGAGAAGTTGTTTGAGGAGGATAGATCAGTATCGGGGATTGATAGGGTTGAAGCCTTAAACGCCTTTCTAACTAGTGGCTCTTCTCCGAGGTCTCTGATTAGCTCCTCCCCCGGGTCTCTGCTTAGTTCTTCCCTAATTCCTTTGGGGACTACTGGATCTGATACCGAGAGTCTCTCTACGGATGCTCAGGGGGATAGTTTATCACAGGCTAACAAAGTCACACTGGGCAGATTGGTTAGTATATCAACTCCTCTAACCAGTGCTAGATTATTATCCTATCAATACTATGGATCTTCCCAACTGGGTGAAGAGATTGCAGTTTTGAATGGGCTCAGTGATGCTTCCTTTGTGGAGGGTGACTTGGAGATAATAACCTCATGAGTTTAGTGATAGAAGTTAATGGGGATCCTTACGGTAATTTTATATCTGGGGAGGTGGAGATTAGACTGGATGTTCTATGCAATACTTTTAACTTTGTTATATCTCGTAGTAGATTACAGCCACTTCCCTTTAGAGTGGGAGATCCCTGTAAGATAAGAGTTAATGGCCAACTGGTGCTAACCGGCACTATAGAACTGATGACCGTTAGCTTTGCAGAAGAAACCCATACCATAGAATTGGCCGGTAGGGATAACACCTCAGACATACTGGATTCTAGTATAGACGAGCTCTCCGATATTGAAGAGGGCCCCACTTTAAAATCTATTATTGAACAGGTAATAGCTCACATAGGATCTAGTTTAAAAGTGGTTCAAGGGACAGAGGTTCAGAAGTTCAACCCGATCAATGATATTGCTAGTCCAGAACCCGGAGATAATGCCTTTGATTTTATAGAAGGATTAGCTCGTCAGAGACAGGTTCTATTAACTTCTAATGGTGAAGGTAATATAGTAATCACTCAGGGAGTAGCGGACCTTTTACAAAACGCTAGAGTACAGAATCTTATAGGCGCTGTTGGTAATAACGTCAAGAGCGCTACAGTAAGCTATGACAATACAGGAAGATATAATCTGTATAGGCTTACTTCACAGGGTAACCCCTCCGCCCTGGCGAGTACTGGAGAGACTGACCTCGACTCCATTATTAGCCGGGGAGGCGGGGCCTTAGACGACGAGGTTAAAGCAGGTCGTCAATTAGTACTAAGTGCGGAGTCCTCTTTTAGTGATGATGACAGCTTTGACCGAGCTAAGTGGGAAGCCAATATTAGAAGAGCTAGGGGTAGACTCTACACTGTAAACTTTAAAGGCTATACCATAGATGGTAGTCTAGAGGGAAGTAATATCTGGATTATTAATAAGTTGGTTCCCATCTCTGATGATTTCGCTGGAATCTTTGGAAAGATGTTAATCAATTCTGTGGTGTTCAGTGTTGATGATAACAGCGGTAGTATATCAAAGATTACCTTCGTAGAACCAGACTCCTATACCCTGGCTCTTGAAGAGCCCGTAAGTGGCGAGGGGTTTATATAATGTTTAAGAGTGGATGGGCAAAAATAACTGCTGCTGGTGACAGTACTGCTCAATGGTTTAGGCAGCAGATTACTTACAGGGGGAGAGTCTCTAAATCCATCATCTACTACCCTTATGGGTTTCACGCTAATGCTAAGTCTAACAAATCTAGCTGTGTATGGATTGGGGTTAATGGTGATGCTTCGAATAAACTGGGGTTTGCTTGGGATGCCCAAGTAAGGCCTGACCTTAAAGAAGGTGAGGTTGCTTTTTATCAGCCAGAAACTAATACCATTATCAAATTTGATGTAGACGGTAACATTCTTATTAACACGGATAAGGATGTTAATATAACTTCAACGGGGGGAGAAGTAAATATAAACGCCCCCCAGATAAACTTGAACAAGGGAGTATAACATGGCTACAATATGTTCTCCGTCCCTAGTTCCTACTTATAATGATTTACATGACTTATTATCACCCTTTTATCTAGAACTCCCAAGTATAATACTACCTTTACAACAGACATTACCAAGTCCAGTTTGGCCTTCTATAGAAAGCCCCTTTCAAGATCTGGAGGCTAGTATTACTGAAATGATACAGTCGCAAGCTAGCGGACTATATAATGAACTTCTCTCTGTATTGACTGACTTCTTAAGTCTGTCGATTGAAGATATTATTCCAGATATACCGGGATTTCCGGGGTTTAATTTTATCAGTATACTGAATGGCGAGCTACAGGATATGATAGATTCAATTACTCCTAACTTTGATTTTAGTCTAGTTACATTGCTTCCTAATCCAATATATCCTACTCTGGGGATTCCTGACTGGCAAGCACTGGTGACTGTGCAGACAGCAATAAATGAGTACTACCAGATTCTGACTAATATAATTCAAGGTTTGATAAATCAGGTGACTGACATTCTTGAAATACCGGGAATGCCTGCCTTTCCCACCTACCCCACTCTTGCTGAGATACAAGCGCTTTTACCTGCCGTACCTACAATAGATGACTTATTTACAATAAGCATTCCGGGATTCAGTTTTCAATTATCCATGCCCCAACCTTTAATACCTACTATGAACACCCCAGACTACGATTTTTTACAGGGGCTAAGAAACTTATACTCTGGGCTATCAACAGAATTAGTAACGTTAATTATTGATTTCATTGATAACCTTGATCCCCCTTTAAGTTTCGATTTACCTACTTTCTGTTTAGTTATAGTAGAGGCTTGAATATGACGACTGACCTTTTAATAAGATTGGATGAAGAGAGTTGCTACGATATTAATCTGGATAAGAGTGGAGACATAGTTAACGGGGATTTTTTTGACTCCTCTTTAATCTACAGTATTCTGGGGGAACGAAGAGCCCTACCCTCGGAGGTTCCTTTGTCTAGTAGACGGAGAGGATGGATAGGGAATGAGTTTAGTGATTATGAAAATGGTTCTAAGTTATGGCTTTATGAACAAGCAAAGTTAACTCGAACTGTAATGAATAGCATAGAGACTGAGTGTGTAGTAGCTCTTAAATGGATGATTGATGATCGACTAGCAGTGGGTAGTATCTCAGCTAGAGCAGTACTCACGGATGAGAATGGTATTGGAGTATTAATTAATATACAGAGACCCAACTCTCCAGTCGATCAAAGATTTTTTGAACTCTGGAATAATACAGGAATAAGTAGCAATGGCACTTGACATACCCTCAACCTCAGAAGAAGTAGAACAACGGGCTAAGACGGATGTTAGAAGGGCCTGGCTGGGATCAAACCCCTTCCTTAAGAACAGCGTTATATCAGCTATAGTAGTTGGATACGCCAATAGAGTCTTTGACTTCTATCTCCAATTAAAAGAGGCCATAAGGCAGAGCTTTCCAGATACTGCTACTGGTACCTTCTTGGAGAGATGGTCAGCAATCTTTGGAAAGACTCGACTGGCTGCTACCAAATCCTCAGGCAATATTGTTGCTACAGGAACTGCTCTGTCTGCCATAAACCTGGGGACTCTATACGCTACTAGCGATGGGCTGGTATTTGAAGTTACTAGTAGCGTATCCATCGTAGCTAATGTAACTTCGATTACCTCTATTAATCGAGTGTCTCAAGTAGCTACTGTGGTTACTGATGTGGATCACGGACTAGCCAGTAATATATTGGTGACTATCTCCGGAGCTAATGAGACGGAGTACAATGTATCGGATACTTTAATACAGGTAACAGGGTTAGATACTTTTACTTATACTGTTATTGGAGCTCCAGCCACTCCAGCCACAGGTACCATTAGCAGTGCTTATGACTCAGTCCCAGTTCCTGTGGAGTCTCAAGATTTCCAGGATTCTAGTTCTGATATCAATGTAAACTTAACATTGGATAGCCCCCTATCCTTACAGAGCCCTTTAGTTGGGGTGGATACCGTAGCTAATGTTGACTTTGGAGAAGTTGGTGGGGGTTCTGATCAGGAGACTGATGGGGATCTAAGATTAAGACTGTTACAAAGAATACAGGATCCAGTAGCCCATTTCAATGTTTCAGATATTGAAGAACAGGCTCGTGAGATTAATGGAGTGACTCGGGTATTTGTTGAGGAGGTTACTCCCACTATAGGACAGGTTACTATCTACTTCATGAGAGATAATGATGATGACCCAATACCCACAGCTAGTGAAGTAATTCAGGTTAAGAATCAAATACTATTAATCAAGCCGGCTAATACTGCAAGTGATGACGTTATAGTCTTAGCTCCTACAGCTGTGCCTACTGACTTTACGTTTTCTGCCCTCTTCCCTAATAGTGTTCCTATGCAAACGGCCATCTCAGCAAACTTGGCTCAGTTCTATGCCGAGGAGACAGAGGTGGGGGTAGATATTACTAAGGAAAAATATTCAGCGGCTATTCAAAATACCATAGATAATACTGGAGCTGGAGTAGATTCCTTTACTTTATCAAGTCCTACCGGAGATATTACTATATCCTCTGGAGAAATAGGAACCTTGGGGAATGTGGTTTATCCATGAACCTTTTTTATAAAAAGACCGATAGAAGATTTTACTAAGAGTATAGCTAAC